CGAGGCCTTTGCCGGTGAAAGTGAGGAGCAACAACGTAGAGCGTTCCAAGTTCAAAAGGCTTTGAGTGCTGCGAATACGGTTGTATCAACCATTGAGGCTGCTCAAAACGCATATAGCACGGCTCAAAAGAGCCCTATTACGGCAGCGTTCCCTGCATATCCTGCTATACAAGCAGGGTTAGCTACGGCATTTGGTATTGCAAAGCTGAAGCAGATACAAAACAGTAAGTTTGAATCACCGGACGTGCCTACGGAAACAAGCGCACCAACGGGCGGTTCGTTCACACCTTCATTTAATGTTGTGGGAGCGAGTGGTACAAACCAAATTGCACAAAGCCTACGCCAACAAGGTCCGGTACGTGCGTATGTTGTGGGAAGTGATGTATCTTCCCAACAGGAAATAGATAGAAAAAGAGTTAAAAACGCAACATTGTGAAAATAGTAGAACTAATACTTGACGAAGAACAAATGTTGAGTGGCGTACAAGCCATCAGCATTGTTGAGCATCCGGCCATTGAATCGGATTTTATTACCTTGAGCAAAGAGCAAGAGATAAAACTTGCAGAGGTAGATAGCGAGAAGCGAATCTTAATGGGACCTGCACTTATTCCCAACAAGACTATCTTCCGCACCAACGGTGAGGAGGAGTATTACATATACTTCTCAAAGGATACGGTAAGAAAAGCCTCGGAGCTTTTCCTAACGAAAGGCAATCAAAACAAAAGCACACTTGAGCACAACTTTGAGTTGGAAGGATTGAGTGTTGTTGAGAGCTGGATTGTTGAAAGCGAAAAAGACAAAAGCCAAGCATACGGTTTAAATGTTCCGGAAGGAACGTGGATGGTTAGTATGAAGGTTTACAACGATGAGGTGTGGGAAAGCTATGTTAAAACAGGAAAGGTAAAAGGCTTTTCCATTGAGGGCTACTTTGCAGATAAAGTAAATATGAGCCGTCAGGTTAGCCTTGATGATATTATCAGCGAGGTTGAGCAAGAGGAGGAATTGTTGTGTGCAATCCGTGAGGAATTGCAACGCACCGAACTTGAAAGTTATAGCGACTACGGAAGCGGAGTAAGAAACAATGCCAAACGAGGCATTGAACTAAACAAGAAAGTTAACAACAAGTGTGCAACACAAGTAGGAAAAGTAAGAGCGCAGCAGTTGGCTAACGGAGAAAAGATTACACTTGCTACAATCAAGCGTATGCACTCGTATCTTTCTCGTGCGGAAGAATACTATGACGAGGGTGATTCAAAGGCTTGTGGTACTATCTCATACCTTCTATGGGGTGGCAAAGCCGGTAAGCGTTGGGCTGAAGGAAAGCTCAAAGAGCTTGGTGAGTTGGAATGAAAATGAAACAGAACAATTTAATATAGTTAGTTAATTAGTTATGAGTGCGAAAGAAACCCTATCAAAAATTGCCGGTCTACTGAATGTAGACCTTGCAGAAGAAACTCAAGAGGTGTCTCTTGAGAGTATGAAACTTGACAACGGAACGGTCATAGAAGCGGAGAGCTTTGAGGCTGGTTCAGCAGTTTTTATTGCTACCGAAGATGAAAAGGTTGCCTTGCCTATTGGTGAGTACAATCTTGAAGATGGTCGTGTGCTTGTTGTTGCAGAGGAAGGCGTTGTTGCTGAACTCCGTGAAGCAGGAAGCGAACCTGAAGAAGAAGTAGAGGCTGCTGAAGAAGAAGAAGTAAAAGAAGAAGAAATGGCTTACGCAACGAAAGAGGAATTAGGAGCTGCTATGGACGAACTCAAAGGAATGATTGAGGAAGTCAAGCAAATGATGAATCCTAAAGAGGAAGAAGAAATGAGTGCAGAGGAGCAAGTGAGCGAAGAAGCAACTGAAGAAGTTGAAATGAGCGCACAAGAACCGGCTGCCAAACCTATCAAGGCAAATCCTGAAGCATCAGTACAAAAGGATATGATGAAGTTTGCGAACAATGGTCGCAAATCTACCCTTGACCGTGTACTTAACAAAATCTCTCAACGCTAATGAAAAGAGTAGAATCTATTTGGGCTGAATTGTCAGCCAACAAAGTTGAGCTGAATTCTGTAAAGAATCTTCAGGTTTATGTCAAAAGGCTTCCTAAAAACGCAAAGCAAATAGACAAGATGGAAGCGGATTTGAGTCAAATGGCTCGTTCTGTTTCTAAAATAGCTTCTGACCTGCAAGATGCCGTAAAAAACATTGAAGGAAACATTGGATATGCTAATGATGAAATCAAAGGAATCAACAAAGCCTTTTCTGATTTAGGTATGAAGCCTTCAGACAGTAAGGAATTTATGGATGCTCAACTATCTATAAATCAATACAAAGGTTATTTAAACTTTTACAAGAGGCTTATTGCAAACGCTGAAGCTGCAAGAAAAGCTCTGGCTTAATAAAAATAAAATAAAAATTAAATAAAAACGAAAGATGGCTACAACTGTATCTATTACTACGACTTACGCTGGCGAATTTGCAGGTAAGTATGTTTCAGCGGCACTTTTGTCTGCTGATACTATTGAAGGCGGTGGTATCACCGTAAAACCAAACGTGAAGTACAAAGAGGTAATGAAGAAACTCGCTACCGATGCAATCGTAAAAGATGCAACGTGTGATTTCGCTGACACTTCTACTGTTACTTTAACGGAGCGTATCCTACAACCTGAAGAGTTCCAAGTGAACCTTGAGCTTTGTAAGAAAGACTTCCGTTCGGATTGGGAAGCAATCCAAATGGGTTACTCTGCATTTGACAACTTGCCTCCAGCATTTTCTGATTACATCTTGGGCCACGTTGCTGCCAAGGTTGCAGAGAAAATGGAAACAAACATTTGGTCAGGTACAAACGCAACTCAAGGTGAGTTTGACGGTTTTGAAACTCTATGGGAAGCTGATGCTGACGTAGTAGACGTAACAGGTACTACGGTAACTGCTGCAAACGTAATTACTGAAATGGGTAAAGTAGTTGATGCTATCCCAACTGCAGTTTACGGAAAAGAGGACTTATACTTGTATGTATCTTCTAACGTTGCTCGTGCATACGTTCGTGCGTTAGGTGGATTCGGTGCTTCAGGTTTGGGTGCTAATGGTGTTCGTAACGAAGGTACTACTTGGTTCAACGGTCAAGACCTTGCTTTTGACGGTGTAAAACTTTTTGTTGCTCCGGGACTTGCTGACAACACAATGGCTGCTGCTCAAAAATCAAACTTGTTCTTCGGTACAGGATTGTTGGCTGACCACAACGAAGTGAAGTTGATTGATATGGCTGACCTTGACGGAAGTCAAAACGTTCGTGTTGTAATGCGCTTTACTGCAGGTATCCAATACGGTATCGGTACTGAAATCGTTCTTTACAACTAAAATAGTTGATTTAAAATAATCAAGAGGGCAGGTAGGCAAACGCTTGTCTGCCCTTTTTTAATACATTATAATATGGCTTGTGATTTAACAAAAGGACGTGTGCTTCCTTGTCGTGATTCCGTTGGTGGAATCAAAGAGGTTTACTTTGTAGACTTTGGCGACTTGGGTACCGTTTCAGAATCCGCAGATGAAATTACGGATATGAGTGGTACGTTTAGTGCGTTCCAATACTTGCTAAAGGGCAATAGTTCTTTAGAGCAAAGTGTAAATGCTTCTCGTGAGAACGGTACAGTTTTCTACGAGCAGGTATTGAACTTGACTTTACCAAAATTGAGTAAAGAGGATAACAAAGAATTAAAACTTTTGGCTTATGGTCGTCCACATATCGTGGTTGTTGACTATAATGGCAATGCTTTCTTGATGGGCCGTGAGCACGGTGCTGATGTAACAGGAGGCACGGTTGTTTCCGGAGCAGCGATGGGGGACTTGAGTGGTTACACCTTATCTTTTTCTGCTTCCGAGCTGACACCTGCTAACTTTATTGATTCTCCTGCTGCTGGAGACCCATTTGATGGTATGGATTCAGCTACTGCAAACATTGTTCCCGGTACTGACTTCTAAACGTTTGTTTAGCAAAATGAAAGGGAGAGCTTCGGCTCTCCTTTTTTTTGCAAAAAACTTTAGTGATACGTTATTTAGGTATGCACATAGTAAGTACAACGAACAAGCAGATTAAGTTTGTTCCACGCATAGTGGAAACCGGTACAATATCTCTCAAGATAACGGACGAGCAAACAAATACATCTACAACGGCCAACGTAACCGCTACGGAAAGCGGTAATTTTGTGAGCGTTACGCCAACATACACATTCAAAGAAGGAAGATTTTACTATATTGTGATGACCGGAACAAATGAATTGTATCGTGGTAAGGTGTTTTGCACCGACCAAACGGACTACGACAAGTACACTACAAACGAAAACGTATATACGGAATATGCGAAGGCTAACGCCAACGAATACATAGTAATATGAAGCTACACGCTATAAACCTTGCAAGTTATACCAAGCCACAAATCATTGAGCAGAAGAATCGTGATTGGGTAGAATATGGTGCGGATAACAACTACTATCAATACTTGATAGACCGTTACAACGGCAGTCCTACGAATAACGCTATTATAAACGCAGTTAGCGACCTTATCTACGGAAAAGGTATAGATGCTACGGATAGCAACAAAAAGCCTCAAGAATACGCTCAAATGCGTTCTTTGATTCACGCTGATTGTTTGCAGAAAGTTGCAGGAGACTTAAAGTTGATGGGTCAAGCAGCATTCCAAGTAATCTACACAAAGCAAGGACGTCAGGTAGCGCAGGTAGAACATATGCCTATTCAAACGATACGTGCCGAGAAGTGTAACGAAGAAGGCGACATTGAGGCTTATTACCATTGCGCTGATTGGTCAAAGCTCAAACCAAACGAAAAGCCTGAACGCTACGCAGCGTTCGGCACTTCTAACGATGCTATTGAGATACTTGTAATACGCCCGTACAAAGCAGGATTCTATTACTACTCACCGGTAGATTACCAAGGAGGTATTCCGTATGCAGAACTTGAGGAGGAAGTAGCAAACTACCATATCAATAATATCAAGAATGGCCTCTCGCCTTCTATGATGATTAACTTCAACAACGGTGTACCGGATGAGGAGGAACGTATGGAAATTGAGCGTAAGATACGTGATAAGTTTTCCGGCAGTTCAAATGCCGGTAACTTCATTCTTGCCTTCAACGAAAGCAAGGAGTTAGCTGCATCTATTGATGCCGTACCACTTTCCGATGCGCCACAACAGTATGAGTTTCTTTCTAACGAGGCAATGCAAAAGCTGATGGTAGCGCACCGTGTTACCTCACCTATGTTGTTGGGTATCAAGGATAATAGTGGATTAGGAAACAATGCTGAAGAAATAGAAACTGCAACGTTGTTGTTTGACAACACGGTTATTAGACCGTTCCAAAACTTGATTATACGTTCTATTGAGCAGATTCTTGCAGTCAACGGTATAAACCTTGACCTGTACTTCAAGACTTTACAACCACTTGAGTTCACGGATAGAAGCGCAGCGGTTACCAAGGAAGAAACGGAGAAGGAAACAGGCGAGAAGCTATCGGCTCAAGATTGCGGATGCAAAAAGGTAAGTTTAGCAAGTAAGCAAATTGATGGTAGAGCTGCTTTTGACACAAAAGCTGAAGCAGAATTAGCTGCAAAGGAAATGGGTTGTGAAGGCTATCATACTCACGAGCTTGATGGGCAGACTTGGTATATGCCTTGCGATTCCCACGATATGGAGGAGCTAAAAGACAAAGACGACCCGTGTTGGGACGGCTATGTTATGATAGGCCATAAAATGAAGGATGGTAAAAAGGTTCCGAATTGTGTACCGGAGGAGAGTTTGGAAGCAAACGCTGACTCACTTCTTGAGTTTGGTGAAGATGAGGACCTTGAGAATTGGGAGTTGGTTGACGAGCGTGATGTTGACTACGACCAAGAAGAAGCCCTTGACAAGATGATTGGCCTTGCAAGTACGGGAGCTGCCCGACCTAATGCGAAAAGCGAACAGGACGGCTCTAACGCAGCCGGAGAGCAATTTAGAGTGCGCTATCAGTACTCGCCTTTAAGAGCTGGAGCAAATAGTCGTAGTTTCTGCAAGAAAATGGTGTCAGCCAAGAAGATATACCGCAAGGAAGATATTATACGAATGGAGACTTTGTCGGTTAATGCAGGTTTTGGTCCTAATGGTAGCGACAACTACTCAATATGGTTGTACAAAGGTGGTGCAAGATGCAACCACAAGTGGGTTCGCAAAACTTATATGTGGAAAGATGGTGTTAAACCTGACGTAAAAAGCCCGAATGCTGAAACAATCAGCACTACAAAGGCAAGAGGCAAGGGCTTTAGAGCACCGGCCAATGACAACAAGGTTAGCATAGCACCAAACAAGATGAAGAATAAGGGATTCATCAACCCACCAAGTGATAAAGACAAACAAGGAGGAATCTAATGGCTACTGCACTATTCATAAAGCGAAGCGACCTTGTACGTAATACGTTTCTTTCCGGAAACGTAGATACTGACAAGTTCATTCAGTTCATAAAAATTGCACAAGAAGTACACGTGCAACAATATCTTGGTTCCAAGCTATACGACAAGATTAGCGAGGATATAATCAACGATACATTGACGGGCAACTATCAAACCTTGGTAAACGACCACATACAAGCAATGATTATACATTGGGCTATGGTTGAATACTTGCCGTTTGCAGCGTTTACTGCCTCCAACGGAGGGGTGTATAAGAAAACCGTAGAAAACGGTGAGAATGTATCCCGAAACGACTTGTCGTTCCTCATTGAGAAGGAACGCAACCTTGCGGAATACTACACTCGTAGGTTTATTGATTATATGGCTTTTAATAATAACTTGTATCCGGAATACAATACGAATACAAACGATGATATTCACCCACTAAAAGATAGTACATTTAACGGATGGGTACTGTAACAACATACAAGCCAAAGCAAAAGAACATAAAGAAACTGCAAAGTTACTTGTTAAAGAAAACGAAAAAGAATGGCAACTGACGAAAAGGGCTACGGCTCAATATACGGCTCTACTTGGTGGGGCAGCGGAGATGCCTTCACCAATCAGATAGGTTGGGGAAGTGCAATGTTCTACATATTAGACCCTGCACAATTCCAACAAAGAGCATTAGAGGATGGTGCTACGATGGAGGCTTTTGAGTGTGTTTCTAAATCTTTGAGAAGATTCCCACAAGCGGATAGAGGC